CTTTTGAGTTCTGCGAAAGCAAAGGGCAGGAAGAACCTTCCGCACCTTCCACACCGCCTGCACAGGGTACAGATTTCATGGATATTCCTGACGGAATGCAGGAAGAACTGCCGTTCAACTAGGGTGATACATATGGCTTGGAAAAACTACAAATCTAACAAATACGGAAGTAAGAAGATTGAAGTTGACGGAATTATATTTGATTCCAAGAAGGAAGCCAAAAGGTACCAGGAATTGCTTCTGCTTGAAAAGGCAGGGGCAATCCAAGACCTTCAACGGCAGAGAAAGTTTATTCTGATTCCGGCACAAAGGGAATTCACCAATGAAATTTATACAAAGGGCAGAAAAAAAGGATGCTTCAAGCAGGGGAAGCTTCTTGAAAGGGAATGTGCTTATATAGCTGATTTCTTATACATAGAAAACGGTAAACGCATTGTGGAAGATACCAAAGGATTCAGAACGAAGGACTACATTATCAAGCGTAAATTGATGTTGTATATGTACGGCATCAGGATCAAAGAGATATAGGAAGAAGGTGCAGCAATGAGTAAGGAAAAGGAATTGAAGAATACAACGGCTATTGTTAAGTATTTATTGACCAACAATCCGCAGACAAGAAACAGTGATGATTACTTGTATTTTAAGGTATGCGAAAGAATAGCACCTGAATGTGTTGGTCAGAAGTTTTGGTATGTGTTATTGAACCGCAAACAGTACGGATTGCCTGCATTTGAAAGTGTACGCAGAAGCAGACAGAAGTTGCAGGAAACATACCCTGAACTTGCCGGAAATGGTGATGTGGAAGGGTACAGAGCGTTGCAGGAAGAAGTTTTCAGAGAATATGCAAAGGGGGCAGTGTAATGATGGAAATCACTAGAATAATAACAACAGAAATCACCTGTATTGAAAAGGTAACGGATGCGGAATATGAAGCAATGTTGAAAGGTGAAGAAGCAAAAGAAACTTTCAAAAATTTCATAATGCGTAACACCAATGCGGATGATGTTCAGGTAAATGTACAGGATTTCGTCATGGAAGAAGGTGAATCGGTTGAAGAAGAAAACAAATCTTGATGAATTTGTCAAGGAAGCATTGGAACAGGGCTTGTCATACAGACAGGCCCAAGTAAAAGAAACACTTGCATTATTGAAAGAAGGCAAATTGGAGAAGAAAAAGAAGGCAGGGAAAAAGCGTGGCAACGGAAAAAAACGGATGGATAAAACTTCATAGAAAAATCCTTGATAATCCAATCATCATGAAGGATTCTGACCATCTTGCAGTATGGGCTTATCTTCTTCTGAATGCAACTCATGCGGAATACCCTGCCTTGTTTAAGGGTCAAAAAATAATGTTGCAACCGGGGCAGTTGCTCACAGGAAGAAAGTCTATTGCGGATCAATTAAAGATTAGCGAAAGCAAGGTTACACGAATACTTAATGCATTCAAAAGTGAACAACAAATTGAACAACAAACAAGTAATAAAAACCGCCTGATTTCAATAATAAATTGGGATTTATACCAAATAAGTGAACAACAAATTGAAGCACAAATGAACAACAACCGAACAACAGGTGAACAACAAGTGAACACAAACAAGAATATAAAGAATATAAAGAATGATAAGAATGAAATAAGTAATATATCCGATTCTATCGAATCGAAACCGCCCAAACCTGTTAAGCATAAATACGGTGAATATAAAAATGTACTTCTTACTGATGAAGAATTGCAGAAATTAAAGACTGAATATTCAGATTATGAAAAACGGATTGATAATCTTTCAGAATATGTGGAATCTACCGGAAAGAAGTATAAAAGCCACTATGCCACTATTCGGAAATGGGCAAGGAAGGATAAGGAATCCGGTAAAAAAGAAATAGTGCCTGATTGGATGAATAAGAAGCGGTACCATGATTATCCGCAGCATGATTATAACTTTGATGAATTGGAAGCTGATATTCTTGGCGAAAAGAAAACCGTTGGAAGTGATCCTGAATTAAGGGCAAAAGCAGAAGCATTACGGAAGGAGATACAGGGTAATGGATAAATTCTTATGGATGGCGGTAACACCGGACCGATTGGAATTACCCATGGCAGTTGCAGACACCGCAAGAGAACTGACCGCCATGTTGGGCTTGAAGGGCAATATGGTAGCCAAAATGTACTGTATGACCAATAAGGGGCAGATTAAGGGCCATTACAAATACAAGATAGTCAAAATAAAGGTATGAAAGGGGAAGCCATGAAAGCAAGAACATACTTGGAAGTAATCAAGAAGCAGGATGCCAAGATTGATGCACGGATAGATGAAATTGCCACACTGGATGCCATTGCCACCAAGACCACTTCCGTCATGGGCGGTGAAAGGGTTAAGGCATCCACATCACAGGAAAAGATGGCAGATACCGTTGGGAAAATTGTTGACCTGAAAGCGGAACTGAATGCAGAGATTGACAGATTTATTGATTATCGCAACGAAGCCATGAAGTTGATTGATGAAGCCTGTGATGCAGACTGCCACAAGCTTCTGCATAAGCGGTACATAGGAGCATATGACACTGAAAAAGGCAGAATTATATTCAAGACATGGGAACAGATTGCGGTGGAAATGGGATTCACATATCAGTGGGTATCAGACGGATTGCATAAAAGGGCCTTATCCCAGTTGCAGAAAGTTCTTGATGAAAGGGGTGAAGTTGATGGATAGCACCATAAAATGTTGTTATCAATGCACGGATCGGCAGGTGGGTTGTCATTCCACCTGTGAAGCTTACATAAGAGAAAAGGCAGAATGGGAGAAGGTGCGGAAACAGAGAAATGCGGAACAGATGCAGAAGTACGCACGCAAAAGAGAAATATCAGAAGGCATAAAGAGGATGCAGAGAGGAAGGAAGAAATCATGAACAGATTAACAGAAGTTTTTGTAAAAAGTGAAGGGGAATTTCCGTTCGTTGATGCAACGGTTGAATACAGATTAAAAAAAGGAGTAACCGAACAGCAGGCTATTGACAGACTTTTTAAGTATGAAACCATGGATATTGCGGATTGGGCTTACATGATCCGCAAGAAATTAACACCGAAGCAGGTTGAATATTGGGGCGAAGATGAAATGCATTGCCCTGATTGTAACGCAGCCGTTATGGACTATGAAGCAAAGTATTGTGTTTATTGCGGTAGAGCATTGCAGGTTAAGCCGGATGTAATATAGGGGGTGTAAGCATGGGAAGATTGAACATTGAAGTTGTAGAAAACGCAACAAAAACAGTAAATATTATGCCGGAAACACCGTTGGAAAAGGTTGTGGCTGATTGCATGAAAGACTATTTGGAAATGAGAAAAGCCGAGGAACAAGGGCTGCTTGTGAAACTTCCGGTTGCTATTGGCGGTAGCGTTTATCACGCATTAGATAATCATATACATGAATATAAAGTTATCGGCTTGGTATATGACATATGTAATAAAAAATGGATTTATGAAGTTGCACATCAAGTCGGTTTTGATTGGATTAAAACCGTTTGTAGGTTCGATTATATTGGCAAAACCGTATTCCTGACAAGAGAAGAAGCAGAGCAGGCATTAAAGCAGAAGGGAGAGTGAGAGGATGTATGGCAGAAATCCTACTAAGAAAGATATAATCAAAGGTTGTATTTCATTTCTGAAAGATATGATTGCAGGACTTATTTCATTTGACATGAATAGAGTGATGTTCGACTGGATAATGGTTAAGGAAACCGCCAAGGGAAATTTTGAAGTTGTAGATGAGGAAGGAGAATGAGAATGACAGAGAACGAAGCAAAAGAATATTTACTAAACAGATATTTGGTTGTAGGTAGTCCGGTAAATCCACCGAAAGAAGAATGCGAAAAGCATAATGCGGTTTTGGACATGGCAATACAAGCCCTTGAAAAGCAGATACCGAAGAAACCTATTAGAAAACCAAACGCAGATATGACATACGAAGAAGTGACTTGTCCTAGTTGTGGCAGGTATGTTTCGCAATATCGCAACGAATATTATTGTGAATGCGGACAGAAACTTGATTGGCATTGCAAGTTACCAGCAAATTAAAAGCACGAAAATACAAGGGATTTTGCAGTTTTTATGTATTTTGTGCAAATTACAGGCAAGTTAGAAAGGAGAAGATATGCCCGGAAGTTTAAAATGTGAAATTGCTAAATTAAGATATAAAAGACTTATTACAGAAGATGAATATTTGAATTTTATCAAGAAAATTGATGGACACGATAGGGAATTATATGACAAAGCCTATGCGGAAGGGAAAAGCCGTCAGTTGTTCGCAGAAATCAAAATTGATAAAGATATGATGCAGAAAATGGTTGATGAAAAATTCAAAGAATTTGAAGTGGATATTCAGAAAACACGGAATGCTGCTATTGATGAATTTGCAGAAGCTTTAAAAAAGGAACTAAGGAATTATGACTTTTGGAAATTTGATGTTGTAACTCAATATGGTGTCCAAGAAACAAATGTTCCGAGGGATTGGATTGTTGACGAAATAGCAGAACAGATGAAAGGAAGTAAATAAAATGGCTAGATATATTGATGCAGATGCTTTGATGAAAGTGTTGGAAACATACAAATTTGGTGCAATTTCAAGCGAAGTGGAAAGAAAATATACAAAAGAAACAGTAATGAGTTTTGTTACAGATTTACATACTGTCTATGAGGGAGATATGGTTGTAGCAAGGCTGGAAGAGATATTGAAAGTAGCAAGAGCTTCGTTAAAAAGTGAAATTGAAATGAGTGGCGAATGCACAACTTTTATTCAAGAAAGATATAGAGGTCATATTGAAATGCTTGAAACGGCAATCGACATAGTAAAGAAAGGTGGCGTGGAATGAATAAAGAATACAAGCATCCCAATGGATATTCAGCAAGGCTTTATGGTAAATCTTCAATGAGTATTTACTTCAACGGAAAGGAAGTAATGCACACAGGTTCAAGAAATGTCAGCACAGAAGCAGAAGTTATGGAAATGTTGGAAGATTATCCGAACTTTTGGAGTGCATTATCAAGCCATATTCCTGAAACATTGGCAGATGATTATGATAGCGAGGTGTAACATGAAACAGTATTGCAGATATTGTCAACATTGCGTTGTAGGGGATGTTGCATGGTGTAGTAGGCTTGCTAAAACAATAGCAGAATCAACCGCTAAAAGCATAAATAATTGCAAGTGGTTTGAATTGAACCCTATGGATGCCTTTTTTGAGAATGAAAAAGGGTACAAGCCAAGGGAACCAAAAAAGAAACATTGTGCCGGACAATATAGTTTGTTCGAGAAAGGATAGGTATGAAAACGGTAGATAAAAAGATACTTCCGAATTTTTTTGAGGATGTAAAAAAGGGAATTAAGACATTTGAAGTCCGAAAAGATGAAGATAATATTCAAGTAGGCGATATTTTAATTTTAAAAGAATGGGAAGCCGATAAATACACTGGAAGAGAATTAAAGAAAGAAGTTGCTTATGTATTGCGAGATATTCCGCAATATGGATTGCAGGAAGGGCATTGCATCATCAGTTTAAAGGATTGCAATAACGGTTGGATTCCTTGCAGTGAGAGATTGCCGGAAAAATATGGCGAATATTTATGTTGTGATGAATATGGCGAATATATTATTGGATATCCAACAGCAAGGGTTTCAAGTGATGATTACTATGTTGAAACGGAACATGAAATTATGAATAACTGTATAGCATGGCAACCACTTCCTGATCCGTACATAGAAAAGTGAAAAAAATTCAAAAAGTAGGAATTAGTTGATAGTAATTGTATAACTTTTATGATAATATGTAAAATGGAGAAGGAAAAGAAATGAAGATATACAAGATAATAAACAATGTAAATGGCATGATTTACATTGGAAAGACAAAGCGTGATTTATTGGTGCGGTGGAAACAACATTGCCGGGATTCAAAAAATCCGCATAAGCGGTTCCGACTTCAAGAAGATATATTGAAGTATGGCCCGGAAAACTTCACAATAGAATGCATTGAAGAAGTTCAGACGGAACAGGAAGCCTGTGAAAAAGAAATCTATTGGATTGGCAAGTATGATTGCAGATACCCAAATGGGTACAATGTTTCAAAAGGTGGAATGAACGGTGGCAGTTATGTAAGAATAAAGAACGAAACCACCGGGGAAGTGTTTGAAAGCATTTCCGAAGCAGCAAGAAGATATAATCGTAAAGTGGGTGCAATTCAAATGGCACTTGATAAACCACACAGAACATCAGCAGGATGTAAGTGGGTAACAATAAAATAATACATAATCAGGACATGACCAAAGCGGTTGTGTCCTTTTTTCGTGTGACCATAACAAAAGAAAAGGTGATATTGTGAGTGGGTTTAACTACAAAGAACAATATGCGGTTGTAGTTATGTGTAATGATGAAAAGGAACAGGAAGAAGTGTATAACCGCCTAAGAGAAGAAGGATATAAGTTGAAGGTGGTTTCCGTATGAAGATTGAAATTCATAACAGGGTAAGTGATTTTGACACATACCGTGCTGCAAGGGTGAAAAGCCTATTCAATGCGGAAAACGGATGCAACTTTGATTTAGAAATAGACGGTGTGGACTTAACAGGTGATTGGAATATCGGTGTTGTGGTTGGTCCTTCCGGTTCCGGTAAAACTTCCATAGGGAAGCAGATATTCGGAAGTAATAAGATTATAAATCTTTCAGAAGATTGGAACCCTGACATTCCTATTATTGATAATATAGCACCGGATGATGATTTTAACCGGGTAACAGGGTTATTGGCATCTGTTGGACTTGGTGATGTTCCTGCATGGCTGCGGCCTTTTCATGTTTTATCAAACGGTGAACAGTTCCGGGCAGGGCTTGCAAGGCTGATATGCGAAAAGCCGGAAGAAGCCGTTGTGGATGAATTTACATCCGTTATTGATAGGCAGATAGCAAAGATAGGGGCACAGGCATTCCAAAAGGCATGGAGAAGGGAAAACCCTTCCGGTAAGGTTGTTTTATTAACACCGCACTATGATGTGCTTGATTGGCTTCAACCTGACTGGGTTATTGATACCAAAACCAAAAGCTTTGATAGGGGGAATCCCCGGCAAAGACCACCCATTGAATTGGAGATACGGAAGGTCAACGGAAGTTATTGGAGATATTATAAACCGCATTATTATTTAGATTTACCTATGCCGATCGCAGCGGAATACTTTATCGGAACCGTAAACGGTGAATTGGCTTGCCACCTTGCCGTAAGCCCTTGGTTCCATTTAAAAGGTTATAGGGCAACAAGGCTTGTGACAATGCCGGAGTGGCAGGGTGCAGGTGTAGGAACAAGGTTTTTAAATGCAATAGCACAATACCACATGGAAGGCAACGGAAGAAGGAACAGGAAGCTTCCTACATACTTTCACACATCACATCCGCAGTTGTGTTCCGCATTAAGGAATTCAAAGAAGTGGGTGCAGGTGTCAGCAAAGCTATACGGTGGTAACAAAGCAAAGAATAGGGAATCCCTGCGTAAACATACAAAACTGCAAGGGGAAATACAATCAAGCGGTTATGGCGGTCATTTTAGGGCAATACAGGGCTTTAAATATATTGGGGAAGGTGAAACACCTTGAAACAAATCAGGACTGTAATTAAGCCGTTAAGCAATGCCACACAGTTTGATATGGCTGTCAATCGTCTATTAGCTGACGGTTGGGAAATAAAAGAAAGAAAAATAATTGACACACCGGGGGATATATCAGAATCATTCAATTTCCCGGTTATTCGTGTATTATATGCAGAACTTGAAAAGGAGAGCGGAGAAGAATGGACAAAGTAAATGTATTAGGAACTGAATATCAGATAATCACTGATGATTCTATCGTATCACAGGGTGTAGACGGTATATGTAAAAGCTATGATAAGCAAATCATCATCAGAAGCAAAGATAATATGCTTTGTGCTGATGATAGAGAAGCAGTAAAGGAAGTAAGATACAGGGAAGTGTTACGGCATGAATTAGTTCATGCTTTTTTTGATGAAGCAGGACTTGATGAATACAGTAGCAATGAACAACTTGTGACATGGATTGCTTCAATGTTCCCTAAGATGGTGAAGGCATTTAGAGAAGCAGATTGCATGGAACCGGATGAAGAAAATATGTTGCATATTGATGATAAAGCATTCGTAGAAGCATTAAGAAAGAATGTTTTATAAAGAAAGGGGTGTTGCAGGATGGGAAAAATGACCGCAAAGCAACAAAGGTTTTGTGATGAATACCTTATTGACCTGAATGCAACACAGGCAGCTATAAGGGCAGGGTATTCAAAAAATACGGCAAGGCAGATTGCGAATGAAAACTTGACAAAACCATACATCAAGGAATATATCGAAAAACGCATGGCAGAGAAGGAAAAAGAACTGATTGCGGATCAGGATGAAGTAATGCGTTATCTTACATCAGTAATGCGTAGGGAAAAGACAGAATCCGTTGTGGTTACGCTGAATAAGGAAACATCCAAATATGTTCCTGATGAAAATGGAACCATGCGGAAGCAGACCGTGAAGGAAGAAGTACCGCAGATTGTGAGAATACCTGCAAGGTTGTCTGATTCCAACAAAGCTGCGGAATTGCTTGGTAAGGCATACGGCATTTATACAGAGAAGGTGGAACTTGATGCTGATATGGAACTAAATATCAACATTGATTACGGTGATTGATATGAAGGGGAATCGTGGCAGGGGCAATATAAAAGCCCAACGAAAAAGGCAAAAGGAAAGAAGAAAACATCTTCCGCAGAAACAGAAACAAAAGGTTATGTTGATAGACGGCAACCTTTCCTATTATCCCACGGCATATTGCAGAACGCATGGCGGTTATCTGACAGAAGGGCTTATCAATACACACAGATGTGAAAAAAGAAAGTGTGTTGGTTATGAAGATTTAGGTGGTGATTGCCTGTGAACATAAATGTTCAAATGAATCCGGGCTTCCGTGAAGTAGACAGAAGCACAAAACGATATATTGTGATGAAAGGAAGTGCAGGTTCCGGGAAATCCGTTGATACTGCACAAAATTACATATTAAGACTTATGCAGGATAAGGGAAGAAACCTTGTAGCAATGCGTAAGTCGGATATTACAAACCGTGATAGTACCTTTGCAGAATTAACAGGTGCATTGTTCCGTATGTTCGGAAGTGATTATGATAAATACTGGAATATTAAGCAAAGCCCATTGCAGCTTACATTCAAACCAAATGGCAATCAGGTAATATTCCGTGGAATGAATGATGAACGGCAAAGGGAAAAGCTGAAATCAATCACATTTCCCAAGGGTAAGCTTACGGATGTATGGCTTGAAGAAGCAACAGAGTTTACGCAGGCTGACTTGGAAATCATTGATGACCGTTTGCGTGGTGAATTACCACCCGGACAATTTTATCAGATAAGAATGACCTTCAATCCGGTGAATAAAAACCATTGGATCAAGAAGGTTTTTTTTGATATTCCTGATGATAATGTGCTGACACATCATAGCACATACTTAGGCAACAGATTCATTGATGAAGCATACAAGGCCCGAATGGAAAGAAGGAAGATAGTTGACCCGGAAGGTTATCAGATATATGGGCTTGGTGAATGGGGTGAAATCGGTGGGCTGATTCTTCATAACTGGGAAATCAGGGATATATCCCTAAACCTTAATGATTATGATGATGTAGCAATCGGTCAGGACTTCGGTTTTAACCATGCAAACGCAATATTATTGCTTGGAATTAAAGATGATGATGTTTATATCCTTGATGAAATCTATGAACACGAAAAGGACACATCAGAAATCATTCAGATGGCTATTGCAAAGGCTATACCCACTAATAAGCAAATGTGGTGTGACAGTGCAGAGCCGGACAGAATCAAAATGTGGCAAAAAGGCGGTTATTCAAGGGCAAAGGGTGTTGATAAGGGCGGTTCCAAGGGTTCTGTCAATGCTCAAATAGATTGGCTGAAACAAAGAAGATTATATGTGCATCCACAATGTATAAATACCATTAAGGAAATGCAGCAATGGAAGTGGAAGCATGACGATAAAACCGGGGAATACTTGGATGAACCTGTGCCTGTTATGGATGATGCAATGGCAGCATTAAGATATGGCACAGAAGGATGGCGAAAAGTCAAGAGGTGGTTAGTGTAGAAAGGCGGTGCAAAAGTGCTGACAATAGATGAAATCAAAACCTTCTTGGATGAAGATAATGCTTCACCCTTGAAGATGCGTGCTGCGGAAGGGCAGCGGTACTATGAAGGTAAGCATGACATATTGGAATATAGGATGTTCTACTGGAACGCAGACGGAAACCTTGTAGAAGATAAGACACGAAGCAATGTGAAGATACCGCATCCGTATTTCACGGAATTGGTAGACCAAGGCACACAGTTCACATTGTCCGGTAGTAATAAAGGTATTGTAAATTCTGATGATGAAGCCTTGCAGAAGGAATTAGACCGCTATTTCAATAAAAATAAGCGGTTCCTTACAGAACTGTCTGAAACTATCACAGGAATGCAGGCAAAGGGCTTTGATTATATGTACGCATATAAAGGCAAGAACGATATGCTGACATTTGAAAATGCGGATTGCCTTGGTGTGGTAGAAGTAGAAGGGCGGTTCACGGAAGATAAGAAGGACAACCGCATTTATAAGTATGTAGACCGTATAGACAGAGAAGGCAGAACACAGTGGAAGATTCTTGTGGTGGATGATGAAAATACATACTACTACAAGCAGACAGATAACGGTGAAATTGTGGTGGATGATGAAGCAGAACTGAATCCGAAGCCACACGCAACCTATATGGATAAGAAAGGCAAGCTTTATAAGAAAACAGATTATAAGCTTCTGCCGTTCTTCCGGTTAGACTTCAACAAAAAGAAGAAAAGCCTTTTATGTGCGGTAAAGGCATTGATTGATGATTATGATATCCACGCATCAAGCTTAACCAATAACCTGTTAGACTTTGACACACCGCTTCATGTGGTGAAGGGCTATCCCAGTGACGATTTAACAGAATTGCAGCAGAATCTTAAAACCAAGAAGATTGTAAGTGTTGATGATGAAGGCGGTATTGAAGTTCACACGGTAGATATCCCTTATCAGGCAAGGAAGGAAAAGCTTGAATTAGACGAAAAGGGTATCTATCACTTCGGTATGGGCCTTAATATGTACGGCTTGAAAGATACCAATGCAACCACAAACATTGCAATCAAGGCTGCATATTCCTTATTGGAACTTAGATGCACCAAGATTATTGACCAGGTAGAATTATTCATGCAGGAATTGGTGGAACCGGTACTTGCGGAAATCAATGAAAAGGGCGGTACAGATTACACCATGGATAATGTGTACTTTAACTTTGAGCCGGAAATCATGACCAACGCACAGGAAAATGCACAGATTGAATTGACCAACGCACAGAGAAAACAGGCAGAAATAACCACATTGTTAAACTTGGCAACGCATCTTGACAATGAAACATTGATGAAGAATATCTGCGACATATTAGAGATTGACTATGAAGAAATTAAAAGCAAGCTTCCGGATCCTGACGAAGCAGACAATGCAGTTGCGGATGCACAGGGGGCTTTGGACAATGTTCCGGTAGAACCGGGAGAAGGTGGAGTGAGTGAAGAAGCATGATAAGGAAGTGCAACAGGCATTTCTTGATGAAGAAAAAAGGGTTCTTGCAAAGCTTGAAGATAGTTATGAAGAAGCCTTAATTGAAATCAACAATAAAATAGAAATGCTGATGGCCCGGAATGATGCTGACTTACAACATGTTATCTATCAGATAGAATACCAGCGAGCATTAAAAACCCAAGTGCAGGCAGTATTGGAAAACTTGCAAGCTAATGAGTTTGAAACGGTGTCAGAATACCTGACTAATTCCTATACCAACGGATATATCGGTGCTATGTATTCCATGCACAAACAGGGTGTTCCGCTTATCATTCCCATTGACCAATCACAGGTAGTGGAAGCCATTAAGCATGATACAAAGCTTTCTACAAGCCTTTATACGGCATTAGGGCATGACATAAAGGACTTGCAGAAGAAGATATCAAGTGAAATCAGCAGGGGCATTGCTACCGGACAGGGTTATGGAGAGATAGCACGGAACATTGCAGCTTATTCCAAGGTACCTTTAAACAATGCCATGAGGATTGCACGCACGGAATCACACCGTATTCAATGCAAGTCTGCTATGGATGCACAGTATAAAGCAAAGGCAAAAGGTGCTGATGTAGTAAAACAATGGGATGCTGCCCTTGACGGTAACACAAGACCACATCATAGAATGCTTGACGGTCAAATCAGGGAACTGGATGAACCCTTTGAAGTAGGTGGTATGAAAGCCATGTTCCCCGGTGATTTTGGTGATCCTGCGGAAGATTGTAATTGCAGGTGTGCATTATTACAGATTCCCCGGTGGGCATTGGATGATGAAGAACTGGAAAACCTGAAAGAAAGGGCTGAATACTTTGGACTTGACAAGACGAAGGATTTTGAAGAGTACAAAGAAAAGTACCTGAAAGCAGCGGATTCAGACACGGTCCGAAGTAGTGTACAAAAGACACAGAATAAAGGTACAGAACTTCAAGAATTAGAAAAACAATTCAGAGATATGACAGAAGGGTATTCATATGACGATTTTATAAATGATTTTGGCAGTATTGAGGATGGCTTTGAAGGTTCTAGTGATGCTGAAATCTTGAAAGCAAAGGAAATATCTGAAAGAATAAAATTATTGCGAAGCGAATCAGGTGTTGGCAATAAAAGCCACACAAGGCAGGAATCAATAAAGATATTAAACAACCACGGTATAAAATTCAACGATATTTCAAAAGATTCTATTTCAGAAGAAGTGTTGAGCAAATATGCCGATTTTGTAGAAAATTTTGAAGTGACACATCCTGGATATTTTAATAATAACAAATTGAATTTGCAATCAGTGTCAATAATGGATGAAGTCAAGCTTGCAAACCATAGGGTAGATGGAAAATATAGTAATGACAACCTTGGTACTAATGGTATAGAAATTAAAATATCTTCAATAGGTAAAGTGTCTGACTATCTTGCGAAATCGGATGATTATGATGTGCGTTCGTTTGCCCATGAATATGGTCATTATGTTGCCGATACAATGTTATACAATAAGCTTGATGTGGGTTATAGTGATGTTGTGCAAAATGCTATAAACAGATATTATGAGGGTGATATATTCAAAGGGCCTAAGGATTTAAAAGACTGTTTAAGCCCTTATGGAAGCACAAGTTATCAAGAAGCATTTGCAGAAGCATTTGCAGAAGCATATACAAGTGAAGAACCAAGAGAGTTTGCAAGAATATTCAAAGAAGAATTAGAAAACGCATTAGCATCCCGAAAATAGGGTGCTTTTTTAATGCAATTTAATAACCAAGATATAAAAGGTAGTCATAGCGGCTGCCTTTTTTATATGCCAAAAAAGAAGGGAGATTGAAACTATGAAAATTGATTGGATCAGAAAGCTTACATCAAGAAAGTTATGGGTTGCGATTGTGGGACTTGTGACTTCCACAATGCTTGTATTCGGTGTGGCAGAAAGTGATGCTTCACAGATTGCAGGTATCATTATGCAGGTAGCCACCGTATTGGGCTATCTTTTTGCAGAAGGCTTGACGGATGCAGCCAATACCAAAGTGATTGAAGTTGAAACCATTGAAGCGGTAGAAAGTGAGGATAAGTCATGACAATGAAAGTGATTGATGTATCAAAGCATCAGGGCAGAATTGATTGGAAGAAGCTGAAAGGCAAGATTGACGGTGCAATTATCCGTTGTGGTTACGGACAGGACCTTGTAAAGCAGGATGATGAACGCTTCAAAGAGAATGTGGAAGCCTGTATTTCCTTAGGCATTCCTTTTGGTGTGTATATTTATTCATACGCAACCACAATCAAGGGTGCAAAGAGTGAAGCAGAGCATGTTATCAGATTACTTGCACCGTATAAAGGCAAGCTTTCATTCCCGGTATATTATGACTTGGAAGAAGCAGGCACAGAAAAGGGTGCGGTCGAAAGGGCCATTGTATTTGGTGACATTATCGAAGCGGAAGGATATTGGTGCGGTATTTACGCAAATCAGTATTGGTGGAGAACACACCTGAAAAACGGTCTTGACCGCTTCACAAAGTGGGTGGCTAAGTATAGCACACAGAAGCCTGAAATCAAAGGAACCTATGACATATGGCAGTACACTTCAAGCGGTAAGCTTGACGGAATCAACGGCAGGGTTGATATGAACTACTGTTATCGTGATTTTCCTGCGGAAATGCAGGGCAAGGTGAAAGCACCTAAGAAAGACAATGAAGCCATTGCAGAAGAAGTTCTTGCAGGTTCTTGGGGAATCGGTATTGAGCGTAAGAACAGACTTACAGAAGCCGGATATGACTATGAAGCTATTCAGGCAATCGTCAACGATAAGTTGAAGGGTGATGATAAGGTGGAGTATTACACCGTGAAGCCTGATGATACCTTAGGCATGATTGCAAAGGCATATGGTACCACATATCAGGCACTTGCAAAGCTGAACGGCATTGAGGATCCCAACAGAATCTATGTTGGGCAGAAAATCAGAGTGAAGTAATTAAGGGCATCCAATGGATGCCTTTTCTTATGCCCGGAAGGTGGCACTTATACCTTCAATATGACCTGCCATAAGTCATTAAAACTGGGCTTGTCAAGCGGTGAAACCGCATATAAAAACGCAGACAAGAAAGGAAAACGGTATGGAATTTTTAAAAGAAATCTTGGGTGATGAACTCTATGCACAGTGTGCAGAAAAAATCAATGCACACAATGGCAACGAAGCAAACAAAGACAATCAGATTAAGCTTGGCAACCTTGGCAAAGGTGAATATGTTGCATCCGGCAAATACAACGCATTACAGGAAACCTTAAACGGTAAAGATGCGGAGATTGCCAATGCAAACAACCTTATTGCGGAACTGAAAAAGGCTTCCAAGGGCAATGAAGAAATGCAGCAGAAATTCACGGAATATGAAGCCGAGAATGCACGCTTGCAGCAGGAATTGCAGGAAACCAAAATCAAATCAGCAATCAAGGTGGGATTACTTGCTGCACATTGTAAGGATGTTGACTATGTAACCTACAAGCTTATGGAAACGCTGAAAGAAAAGGGTGAAACCTTAGAACTTGATGAAAATGACAGTATCAAAGGTTGGAATGATAGGTTGTCCGGGTTGCAGACACAGCTTCCCACACAGTTTGAAAGTGGCGGTGAAGGTGGCAATGGTGAATATACACCGATTGACAACAAAGGGCTTCCTAAGAATTTCACAGACAAGACGGTCACAAAGGAACAGTTCTTGGAAATGGGCTACAATGACCGCCTTAGATTGAAACAGGAAAACGAGCAGTTATATAAACAACTTGCAAAAAATAATTAAGAAAGAAGGTAAACGAACATGGCAAGAGAAGGTTTATTTGGTGGTTTTTATTTTGATGAAGAAGTATTTTCAGACATGATGCAGGAATCGGATTTCTGGTCAAATCCCATTATGGCTTCCGGTGTAGTGCAGCAGGATGATTCTATTATGGAACTGATTGGTTCAAAGGGTAATGTGGCAACAATCCCTATGTATAAGCCGTTAAGCATCTATGACGAGAATATGGGTGCGTTAAACAATGACGGTTTAACAGACAATGTACCTGTTGAAATCGCAGGTGACAAGCAGACCTGTATGTTGATTCAGCGTATGAAGGCATTCAAGGCAAAGGATTTCACAAAGGAATTAACAGGTGCAGATCCCCTCGGTAACATTAAGGGCAAGATTCAGAACTACTATACACAGGTATGGGAAGATGAAATGATGAACATTGCCAAGGCGGTTCTTGGTCTTGATGCATTGCAGGACCATGTGCTTGACTTATCCGTAACTACCGGAACCGCAGCGGATGCAAATATGGTCAATGCAACTACATTGATTGATGCAGAGCAGCAGGCACTTGGTGATATGGCAGGCGGTCTTGGCTTAATGGTTATGCATTCCAAGATTTTCGCAGCTTACAAGAAGTTGCAGCTTGTGGAATACGATAAATTCACCGTTGGTGATGCTATCAAGAAGGAAGTAATTCTTCCCCATATCGGTGGCAAGATTCCTTTGGTAACAGATTACTACACCGTAGACACATCCGTTCCCGGATTCCCTGTATTTAGCACATACTTATTCGGTGAAGGTGCTTTCCGTTCCGCTGATAAGAAGAACTATGAAAAGCAGTACACCACTAATTATGATCCTGAAAAAGCAGCAGGTACAGATATGTTCTATACAAAGCAGGGTAAAGTGCTTCATCCCAACGGTGTCAGCATCTTATCTGATAACATTGCAAAGGAATCACCTACTAAGGCAGAACTTGGTACCGTTGATAACTGGGCATTGAAGTTCAATCCTAAGAATGTGAAGATGGGTGTTATCAAGACCAACGGCTAAGGGGGTGCAACCATGAACAGATTTGTAATCGTTGAAGGGTTGCCGTATTTATACGCTGATGGGAAAGCATACAAAGTCAGATGGAATGAAGAAGGATTCACAGTCGGTGCGGAAGTCAAATTGGCTTCCGTGCCTTCTGTTATCTATTCGGAATTATCCGTGAAGGCAAAGTGTGCAGTCCTTGACAGTATAGGGGCAGAACCCAAGAAGGCTACAAGGAAAAAGAATGTAGAAGAATAGGCGGTGATTTTATGATTATTACCGTTGATGAATTGAAGTCAAGAATTACAACAGATAAGACGGATGCGGAACTGGAAGATATGCTTTATGCAGTCGAAACCGCCATCCGGAAATATACGAACAACAACTTTCAGAACCGCAATAAGCGGTTCTATTCCGATATTGAGAACGGCAATCTTCTTTTCTCCTCTTTTCCTTATGTGTCGGAAGGTGACACGGTTCAGATTTCAGAATCAAAGCTGAATGAAGGCTTGTGTGTACTTTCCGGCAACATGGGGCTGATTGATGAAAAGAAAGTGCTTGTGACCAAGGTTGAATATCCGGCTGATGTGAAGCTTGGTGTGGTCAATATGATCAAGTGGGATGTTGAGAATAGGGCAAAGGTTGGAATACAGTCTGAAACCCTGTCAAGGCATTCTGTGACATACTTCAATATGGATGGGGATAATTCCGTTATGGGTTATCCCAAGTCCTTATTGGGCTTCCTGAAACCGTATAAAAAGGCTAGATTCTAAGGGGGTGTTGACATGATAGGTGGAAACACAACCGCTGAAATTCAGGTAAAAACAACCACAAAAAACACGATTGGTGAAGCCGTGGAATCATACGAAACAGTGCAGACCATCAAAGGGTGGCTTGACTTATCGAATGGTGATTCCCGGTACACCAATTAT